CGGAAGCACCCGCACCACCGCCGCCGATGGTCAGTGTGTGGTTGACGGTAAGACTAAAATTCGCCGTGCCTGTAAGCAATCCACCCGCACCACCACCAGCACCGTCGGGAAATCCCGCAGAGTTTCCGCCACCACCACCGCCGCCACCGGCGACGATAAGATAATCTACCGAAATGGTTGGATAATTGATCGTGCCATTCCAGTTGATGATATAGCCGGTGTCACTGGTTTTGCTGTATAGAATCCCATCTTTGGTATTGATCGCGATTTCGCCATTTGTCAGATTGCCAGCAACCGGGGCCGCCCCGGCACTTGCGTTGTTTTTCAGGATGATCGTACCGTTAAACGTGGGCATTAATAACTACCCCCGTTGAGCGTATCGCCATTAGTAAAACCAGCAGCCGGGATACTTGCCGATAGTGTGCCGTTGGATATGGTCAAGTTTGATCCTACTTTGATTGCTCCGAGCGTTGTATTCGTCGCCGTGGGGATCGTCCCGCCGATATTGGCATAAGTGAAATTGGCACTTGGCAGATAAAGCGAAAGATTGGCGGGCGTTACATAGCGTCCATCACCCCGGCCTTGCGTCAGGATCGAATCACTGCCCCAGATTGTGACATTTGAGAGAGTGGCATTATTGGCAATCATTGCCAGGCTGCCCTTATCAAGCACGCATTCAGAATAGAGCGTGCCGTTGTCGTTGCTGCTGTAAAGCCCGACTTTCTGCCCGATTTCATAAGCCTCAAGTGTGCCGTTTGCACCAGTGGGAAAGCACGCGACAAAGTATTCAAGGCCGCCATAACAGTGGATGCCGTTGCCGGTGAAATTGGCGTCACTGGTCGCGTCAAAGATCAGACCTTTGTGTTTTAATGCGGAAAATGGCATTAATTACGCCTCGTTATCGGCTCATAGCGATTGTCGCAGGTTGATCGTGTCATTAATTCATTTGGCCCCGGTGGCGAATTGTTTACCCCAAATGTCACACCAAAGAAAAGGATGCCGGTAACACCAACCTCCATAAATGAGAAAGTTGTCTGATCTTCGTAGTACAAAGTTGAACCGCTGGCCGCCGCTCCAAATATTGCTTGGCTTACCAGCGTTCCGTTTGCATGTTTGTTTGTACAAATAAGCTGCGCAGAAACAGGGCTCAGGTCGATCTCTGATTGACTTAGACCCCTACTTACTGTGGTATCGAACGCACGAGATAAAAAGACGCTGCCAGCGGCTGGATAGCCGTACGTCATGCCGATTGCGAATTGATATTCAGTGGTAGAAAGATTGTTTGTTTTACTGATGCCATAGATTGTTCGTTTATTAAGTGTTCCATTGCCACTTGCAAGCTGATAAACCTGTCCCGCTATCGTCGCGTTGCCGCTAACAATGTTGGCATTCAGCGGAAAATACAGGTCATTACCTACCGCCGAAACATCATTCGCCGTTAGCGTCACATTGCCAGTCCTGTTATTGAACGTACTGACACCGCCCGCTTGAGCCGACAGCAGCCCATTGGCGTTGATCGTCAGGTTGTCGCCAACGATGATGCCGCCAAGTGTGCTATTAGTCGCGACGGGCAGAACATAACTATTCCCGGTCGTCTGCACGACCACCGTGTTATTCGGCTGTTGCCGCACCAGCACCTGATTGCTCGATGCCTGAACCGTCAGGCTCGTGGCGTTGGCTTGTCTGACAATAATATCAGCCATTATCGCGTGACTTCCGGCGTGACAGTGAGCGTTCCATATAAGAGCCGATCAACTGTGGTGTCAGGCTTGACCAGTTCCAGGTCGTAAACATAGCTGCCAGCAGTCAGATTGGCCGTTTGGGCGGCTGTCTGCTGCAAGGTGAAAGTGCCGTTAGCCGCTGACGTGATCGTGATGTTACCGTTGGTGGTTGACAGGTCAAGTGTCGTATTGGCGGTATAGGCTGAACGGGCCTGCATGCGGATCGTGTAACCCGACAGGCTGATATTCGTGCCGTTAGCCGTTTGATACTGGATCGACTGCGACCAGGTGGCCCCTTGTTCAATCGTCAGGTTGCAATTACCGGCGGGCATTATTCAGCCTCACCTTCTGCTTGATCTTCTGCCGCCTCGGCTGGCGTGTCCTGTGATTCTATTTCAGCATAGCCCATGATCTGGCGTGCTTCATTCAGTGACAGTAAACCGGATTGATACAAGGCAACGGCTCTATCTGACAAGGCTTTTGTGTCTGCTGCCAACTCTTCGATCTGGCTGGTGTCAAACCTGACAGTTAGCATGCTATCAGGCTGAGCAATCGCGCCGTCATAGCCGGTGGGAAGCGTTCGCACCAGCCTTGTAAGCTGCATTGAAAGCAGTTCCAAGAACGGAATGATCGCATCTCGCCAGCTTGCCCGATTGGCTTCGATAAGATTTGAGTAGGTTTTGCCGGTGTCCGGTTGTTTCAGCGACATTGGCGACCAGCCCAAGACGCCGCAGACACGGGCCACTGCGATTTCGGTCATTTCCTGAACTGATAAATCTTTTGGGCTGAATCCCGGCGTTTTGATGTCAAGCTCGCCGCCCTTGAAGATCAATGGCCTGCCGACACCCTTACCAGACACCGCCCGCTTGATGTCCGACTGAAGTACCGCGATATTGTCAGATGTCATCATCTGCGCACCCGTGCCGGTCAGACTGACCAGCCATGAAGGGACACCGGAACGGCTCAGGATGGTTGTTTCATAGATCGCCGTGAGCTTGATCAGTGCCAACTCTGCCCGCACTGCTTCAAGCGGCGAGCGGCCCTTGGCGGCTGTTGTCGATGATTTGCCGACCCGGAAATGCAGCATCCGCTCGCGAGGTGTCGTGAACTGGAAGCCCCTGCCACCATCAAAGCCCACGAAAGGGTATTCGGTGATTTCGCCGATGGCCTGTCCGTATGTCGGCACTTGCAGCCAACTGTAGGGGATTGGCTGAAGCTCTCTGATCGTGCCGCCGGTCTGCGTGTCCCGGTCAGAGATGGCGGGTACGTAGGCGTTGCCATCTTCCAGCAACTGCTGATAAATGAACTCGACCAGCGTGCTTTCAGTTTCACCTGGTGCCGGTTCTTTCCAGATTTGCAGCAGCGGATGATCTACCGGCTGGAACCCGCCCTCTTCATCGTAGTAACCGACTTGCAAGGTGGCCTTGCAGGCGTTCCGCCGCATGGCCTCAATAGCGGCCCTGATAACGGGATTGTCGCAATAAGGCCGGGCAAGATTGGCGTAATCATCGCTCAGGGCGTTGATCACATCGACCGACCATGCCGACACGTCAATATCGGTAGTGTCAGCAGTCACGCCCGTGCGAAGTGCTTTCGAGCGGAGCCAGTTGAGTGGGTTGTAGTCAGGCATTTAGATTAAGAAAACCACTGAAAAGAGCCGTTTCTGCTGAGGTAGTTGAATGCATCTGCTGCTGCATCCACCTGGTCATCATGCTGACCGGTCGGGAAGCTGCAAAGCTCATCGATAAAGGCCCTGTTCCAATCGCCCCGCTCAAGCTCCACCAGGCCAGCTTCACAGGCTGCTGCGAACGGCATGGCCCGCACTTCTTTTGAGCCTGTTGGCCGGGCGGATACAGTCGCGAAGCCTGCCAGATTGATCTTATCCTGCTCGACTTGATCAACGCCCGCGGCACCGGGGTCTTGTGCCAAGTGGACGATTGTCTGAAGCCCGTCTATCTCGGCTGTCTGTCGCTGGATGGTTCGCCGTTGGGCTGGTGACCACTGACCTCTAACCACGTGACTGATTCTGTATCGATCACCGATTCGCTGCATTCTGACTCCGGCGGTGTAGTCACCCGCCCCCGGCGTCGCCGCTGTATCGTAAGCGCGGCAAGCCAGCCCTGAGCTATTGCCCCCGTCACTAATAGGCAGCCAATCGTGACGGAAGAAGCCACCCGATCTAGGAGAAGGTCGTTGTTGATAGAGAGCAGAAAAAGCATAAGAGCCAATGGCCTTCTTGATTCTGTCAAAGTCTTGGACGTTGTAACGATCTGGCCAGAGTGCCGCCCCCGGCTCTCTGCCGAGCGTATCACCTTCTTCGGCAATCGCTGGCAGGCTCACCACGTCCCACCGTTCACCGCCGTTGTTTGCTTCTTCCAGTAACTGGCCTGCAAGGTCAAGCGAATGCCAGCGGGTCATGATCAGCACGATGGCCGCGCCCGGATGCAGGCGGGTGTAGAGGTCGTTTTGATACCAGTCTAAAACGCGTGCTCGGTAAGTTGGTGATTCAGCTTCTTGGCGGCTCTTCACCGGGTCATCGATAACGACCAGATCGGCACCGTAGCCTGTGACCCCTGAGCCGACACCGACCGCATACAACCCGCCGCCATGAACTGACGACCACTGATTCTGTTTGTTTGAATCGTTGGCAAACTGGAATCCGAACCGACTGACGAGCCGCCTTGTTTGTCGGCTGAATGTGCAGGCGAGGCTGTGATTATAAGCCCCGACGATTACCCGCATGGTCTGATTGCGGAGTAGCCTGTAAGCCGGGTAGTGAATTGTTGATTGTTCGCTCTTGCCGTGCCGTGGTGGCAGGAAAAGCATCAATCGCGTGATTTCGCCGTTCGTTACCCGGTCAAGCCGATTCCGGCAGAGTTTAAGATGATTCGGATGCCACTGATGATTCGGACTGACACGCTCTAAAAACTGCCATAAACCAGCTTTAATCAAGCTGTTCCGGGGCTGGCTCAGGGTCATCATCGTAATTGTTTAACGTGTCGCCTGATTGATCGCTTGCGGCAACCTTGCCGTTCAATCTGTCGTAGATGGCTTGCCAATAACGAAAGTCACCACCCAAGGCTTGTTTCAATCCAACTTCAACCAGCTTGTCGAGTAAATCTGGCGAATTAACCAGAACCCTATCAAGGGCCTCATTCATATCCGGTCGTTTGGGCCTGCCTTTTGGGTTGCCGCTTTCGCCTGGCTTCCAAGGTGGTCGAAGTCCTGACCTGTCAGGATTAAGGTTTGCCATTTCAGTACGGTGCTTTTTTCGGTGCAATCATCGGTGAAACTACCGATATTGTCACCAGTCCACCCGCCCCCGCAGATTGACCATCGATTCAATCGCACCGCGGCCCGGCTGGGCTCCCTTGTTTCTTCGCTTGTTGCCGGTCAGCCGCTGCATCTCTGCATTACGCTTGATGCGTGCCTCGCTAATGACCTTTTGCAGTGCATACTGGCGTTGCTCCCACCGGGCAGCAGCTTGCAGCACTGCATCAAATTTCTTGTCGGCTCTGAGACATTTCAGGCAGATGGCGGGCTTGATCTTCTCAAGGCTCCTGCCACTGTCGCAGACTCCGCACGGTGATTTCTGGCTTGACTCTCGCCAACCGTCAGGCGGCATCATGCCGACCAGTTCAACCGTCTGCCCGCCCAGGTACACTCTGACCTGCGCTTCGGCCCGTCGGTTAATTTGATCTTCAGATAATTCTTCTGGCAACGAATCCATTAAATATTGACACTAAACGCTAAAAAAAATTACCGCAATCGCAAATAAAAAAAGTTTTATTTGTTTGGGAAATCAACAATAGTTGGCTCGTTAATTTTGCCCCATTTGTGGAACCTCTGCAGCGGTGTTATCTCTTCTTCGTATATCTCAGATATTCTAAAATTGCCATCATCTTTACAAATAGCCGACACCACCCGCGTAACGAGTCGGTCTGGGTGTCGGTATTGAAAGTTGATGAATTTCTTAGTCGGCATGACTGCATTATAGCACAACTTCCAGCGTAATTTCGACGCCCGGTGCCTCGTTTACATTGCACCAATGTTTCTGGCAGAATCGTTCTGTCACCTGACAATCATCCTTATAGACAATACCGGTCAGTGCATCTTCGGTGCATCTGATCAGCTTTGTCAGGTCAGGTTTCTGCGTGTGATATTTCGGGGCAGTCTCTTTGATCTTGGCCGCGTTCCTGCCGCTCCCAAAATGGCACTTCGGGCGGGGGAAATAGAAATCGATGGTCATAGCCACCGCTTCGGTCGTCAGCTTGGCCCCGGCGTCAGTCATTGCCTGCTGAGCGTGTAGCGACACAATCGACTGCCAAGAGGTTTTCCGCTTGGCCGTGTCCATCACGATGATTCTGCCGGTTTTTGGATGCATGAATGCTTTTTTTGAGCCGGATGGTGACGCGATGCCTGGGACAAAGAATGTAAGTTTCAATTCATCTCCCCCTTTTCATCGCTTGCATGTACATCACCACCAATGCCGCCATCATGCCCGACAAGGTAAAACAGGCCACAGCGGCGAAGATTGATAGAGTTGTGGT